CTCGTGATGTAAACATCACTGGTCTTGCAGTAACAGATACCGTTGGTACTGCTGCTACCATCACCACAATCGATACAGAGGCCCTCGATGCCTTTGATGCCAAGATTACTGGTGTCGCTGTAACGAACGCTGTATTTACAGGAATTGTTACTTACAAAGATAATGTCAAGGCAAACTTTGGTGATGACAATGATCTGCAAATCTACCACGATGGCAATAACTCTTACATCGATGATGCTGGCACAGGCACCCTTGCAATCCGTTCTAATCAAGTAGAACTTCAGAAATATACTGGAGAAACTCTTGCTAACTTTACTGCTGATGGTGCAGTAACTCTGTTCTATGATAACGGCAAGAGATTTGAAACTATTGCTGCTGGTGCTAGCGTTTCTGGCGAACTTCAAACTGGTCAGTTAAATGTTGCTAGCGATACCGTAATTGGTCTCGGTCTGACAGTTGTTGGTATTGCTACCTTCAACACCGATGTTTATATTGCTGGCAATTTGAATATTGTCGGAGATGTTAGATACGATGAGGTTAACGGTCGTAACCTGTTTATCTCTGGAGTAACAACCACCAACAACCTGAAAGTAACTGGTGTATCTACGATCGCCAACATTACAATTGGTGCTGGTTCTTCTTCCACCAAAATAAATACCCTTAGCGGTGAACTGGTCCTTGACTCTGCTGCTGGTCAGGTAACTGTCCAAGACAATCTGAGCGTAATCGGTTACGGTACATTCCGTGACGGAATCTACTACAGATCTGATCAAAACGGAATCAATGGTATTGGATATAGCGGACCTAATGGTGTTGCTTACTTTGAAAATGATGGAAGGATCGTCAGTGGTCTGAGCACGGTTGGATTCCTCACAACCTCTAACTACATCTTGACAACCGACGAAAATAACATCCCAATCTGGACTGATTCTATCGACGGGGGTACATTCTGATGGCTAAGCCAACTACAAGACAGGAACTCAAGGATTATGCTCTGAGGCAACTTGGGTATCCTGTCTTGGAGATTAATGTAGCGGATGAACAGGTAGATGATGCTTTGGATGATGCTCTTCAACTTTTTCAAGAGCGTCACTTTGATGGTGTAGAAAGACTCTATCTAAAGTACAAAGTTACTGCAGATGACATCAAAAGAGGCAGAGCAAGAGGCAATCAAGAATCTCTTGGTATCGTTACTTCTACTACATCATCTGGAAACTTTGAAGAGAACTCAAACTTCTTAGTTGTTCCAGACTCAGTGATTGGCATTGAAAGAGTATTCATCTTTGATTCTAGCCATGTTTCAAATAATATGTTCAGTTACAAGTATCAGATGTTCCTGAACGACATTGCATTTAACTTGGGATATGATGGACTTCTCAGTTATGCAATGACGAAAACATATCTCGAAGACATCGATTTCTTACTTTCTACAAATAAACAAATTAGATACAATAAGAGAAACAATAGACTCTACTTAGATATTGACTGGGGATCGACTAAAGAAGACACCTACATAATTATTGACTGCCAAAGAATTATGGACCCAGCAAACTATGCTGGAGTATATAATGATTCTTTCTTGAAGAGATATTTTACATCACTCGTTAAAAAACAGTGGGGTCAAAACTTGATTAAATTCCAAGGTGTAAAATTACCTGGAGGAGTTGAATTAAATGGTAGGCAACTTTATGAAGATGCTGTATTTGAACTGCAGAACATAGAGGACAAAATGATGTCCACTTACGAAATCCCGCCCCTTGATCTTATTGGATAATGGCTTTAAATCCTTTCTTTCTCCAAGGATCACCGAATGAGCAGAACCTCATTCAGCAGCTTATTGATGAACATCTAAAGATGTTCGGAGTGGATGTTTATTACATCCCAAGAAAAATGATTGTCACTGACGATGTGCTTGGAGAAGTACAGTCGTCTAAGTTTACGGATGCATATATTTTAGAAGCATATCTGAACAACTACGAAGGATATGCAAAAGGCAGCGATATCATGACCAAGTTTGGTATCAATCTGCAGAACGAAATTACAATTACAATTTCTAGGGAGAGATACGAAGATTTCATTGCGCCCTTTGTAGTGTCCCATGATTCTAGAAATGCGGGCACTGACATTATGTTTGGCGAAAGACCAAAAGAAGGTGATTTAATATATTTCCCTCTGGGAGAGAGACTGTTTGAAATTAAACATGTAGAGCATGAGAATCCTTTCTATCAGTTAGGAAAAAATTATATCTACGAAATTCAATGCGAACTCTTCCGCTATGAAGATGAATATGTCGATACTAATATCGACTTCATCGATGAAAGAATTGCTGAAGAGGGAGAAATTACCACTGTTGTTCTTGCAGGTATTGGATCTACTGCAATTGCTGTTGTTGATTCATTTGCCAGCCAAGGCGCTTTACAACGAATTTTCCTTAACGACGATGGATATGGTTTTACTTCCACACCCAATATCACGATCGCACCCTCTCCTGCTGGTGTTACTTCATCCAGAGCGACTGCCTTTGCATTCACCACGGAGAGATCAGGTCTCTATTCTATTGATCAAGTAGTATTACAGAACCCTGGATTTGCTTACACAGAGGCACCTGCAATTACATTTGGTGGTCCTGGTGCTGGTGCTGCAGCAACTGCATCTTTAACGAATAGTGGAATTACATCTATTCGTATTACAGATGTTGGTAATAACTATGTAACTGCTCCTATAATTACAATTCAACATCCTTCTGCGGTTGGAATTGGAACAACTGGTGCTACTGTTGGTATTAAGACAGGACAGGTTCAAGCAACTGCAATCGCTACTCTTGAAGGAGATAGGTTAAGCAGAATCTATATTACTAATGCTGGATCTGGTTATGAAGCAACTCCAACAATTTCTATTGGAGAACCTCTCTCTCTTGGTATTGGAACCTTCTTCTTCAATGAAAGGGTTGTTGGATCCCTTTCTGGAACTGAAGGATATGTTAAATCCTTCAATGAAGGTGAGAGAAAACTAGAACTTACAATAAATAATGGAGTATTTACTCCTGGCGAGTTTATTACTGGAACTGCATCTTCTGCCAGATACCAAGTATTAACACACACTGGAATTGATACTACAAGCAAATATACTATGAACGACGAAATCCAAGTCGAATCTGATGATATTCTTGATTTTACTGAGAGAAATCCATTCTGTGTTACTGGTAATTACTAATGTTAGGAACATATTTTTATCACGAAATTCTTCGTAAAACAGTTGTTGCCTTTGGAACACTGTTTAATGACATTCATATCCAGAAAGAAAACAGATCTGGAGACACGATTAGCGATTTAAAAGTTCCGCTGGCGTATGGACCACGATCAAAGTTTCTTGCAAAGTTAGAGCAGCAGCAAGATTTAAACAAGCCTATTGGAATTACTCTTCCAAGAATGTCATTTGAGATGAGTTCTTTAAGTTATGATGGGTCAAGAAAAACATCAGTAACAAAAACATTTAAAGCAGTAGATAATGGTGGCAATGTAAAGAAAGTTTTTCTCCCTGTACCATATAATGTTGGATTCCAACTCAACATCATGGTTAAACTGAATGATGATGCCCTTCAAATCATCGAACAGATTCTTCCGTTTTTCCAACCATCATTTAATGTTACTTTAGATTTAATTGATACTATTGGAGAGAAAAGAGATATTCCCGTTGTATTAGAAAATATTAGTTTTACTGACGAATATGAGGGAGATTTTTCTACAAGAAGAGTTTTAACTTATACTTTGAATTTTTTAGCGAAAACATATCTGTTTGGTCCTATTGCAGAAAGCACCGATGGTCTGATTCGCAAGGTTCAAGTCGATTACTATGCGGATACGGATACAACTACCGCTAAAAGAGAAGTTAGATACACTGCAGTTCCCGATCCAATCAGTGCGGAACCTGGAGATGACTTTGGATTCTCTGAGACATTTACTGATTTCACAGACGGTAAGATTTATAGTCCTACTAGAAGAGAGGATGTATGAAGAAAGATTTCAGTAAGATTGATGAAGCTTTGAATACTACCAGTGAGGTAGTTGAGGTTACACCAGTAAAAGAAGAGAAACCAAAACAAAAGTCTATTGAAGATATCACCAAAGATTATGAATATACCAGAGCAAATCTATACTCTTTGATTGAAAAGGGTCAAGAAACTTTGAATGGTATCATGGAACTTGCCGAAGAAACTCAATCGCCACGAGCGTATGAAGTTGCTGGGCAATTACTTAAAAGCGTCGCAGATACTACAGATAAACTTTTGAAGTTGCAGAAAGATCTTAAGGAAGTTAGTGAGGAGAGCAGAGGTCCTACAAGCGTAACAAATAATGCAATGTTTGTTGGAAGTACAGCAGAACTCCAAAAAATGTTAAAACAGATGACAAAAAATAAATAGTATGAACATTAATTTCTTTAAGAAAATGCTTCCTAAGGTATCCGAAGGTGCCGACCGCGAAGAAAAAAGAGAATGGTTAAGTGATTTAGTCAGAATTGTTATTCTGATCTGGTCCGCTGGTCTACTCACTGCCTCATATGTAAGATTTCCTGGTGGTCAAAAAGTCATGGACTTTGACCCCACATTTATCGCTTCCGTTTTCTCTGGATCTCTCGCGGGATTTGGAGTAGCAGTTGCTAGTAAAACTGGTGCAACCACTGGTGGATCTACCTCTGCCCCTGCTCTTGATTCTGCTCCTGTCTATTCTAGACCTAAGGAAGAAGAAGAAAAAACTGAACCCGAAGTTCAACCTTTGTGGGAAGAACCGACTCCTGAACCAGAAGAACCTGCTGCTGATTTAGAACAGCGTGTAGAAGCTCTCGAAGCAAAAGCTGATGGGGAAGCAACTACAGAGGAGAGACCCCGTAGAGGAGATCTCTAATAGTGGAATTCATTGCTTTCCTTATTATTGGTTACAATGAAATTAGTCCTGGTAGTTGTCAGTTAGAGTATTTTCGCTATAATGAAGTTCATTCGCTTGTAGTTCCGTGCCACGAGAATGGAACACTCCCAAAAGGGAGTGTTGGAATGCTCCCATCCATCAAATACTCAAAGCCATAGATAATCACACCCGTCTCTATTTTGAGACGGGTGATCTCTGGCACATGCAACAGGCAGAGATTCTAAGAAAGTATGTAAAAGATTTAAAGGTTTGGATTCATAAACAAGAAGGATGGTGGGATGAGTAAAACCTCCCCAGCTAAATAGTAGGAGCAGGATAGTTCTCTCTTGTTTAGGTATGTCAATTTCATATTCAGAAATTTCTAATTTTTTATCAGAAGCAAAGAAAAAGAAGCCAATGACTACAGGAGACTGTGAAGCTCCAGTAGTTGATGATTCTATGGCAAAAATTAGAGAGCAAAGTTTTGATATTAATGTATCTGGTCACAGATCAGCACAAAGAGATCAAAAAATCAGAAATTTAGCAAATAAAGGATCAACTGCTGGTGAGCGTGCTGCTGCTGCTGGTAAGTTAAAGGGTCCTACTCTTCCTCTTGCTAATTCTTATGAATTGGAAGGTAATCAACTTGATGAAAATCCTCTTGCAGTTGGAGCTGCTTTAGGAGTTGCTGCTGGTGGCGCTTACTTGGTTAAGAAAGCTGCCGAAGCAGGTAAAGCGATGAGAAAGAATGCAGAAAAGAGAATGGGCATTAAAGAGGCTCAAGATCATGAAGTTGCAATGGCACAATCGCAATTAGATAGTGCCGCTAAGAATATTAATACACTCAAGAAAAGTCTAGGAAAAAAGGAGAAAAATATTCCTGCATGGATGCAAGCAAAAATTACTGATACTGCACATAATATGGATGCCGCCGCAACATATAAAGAAGGGGTCGAAATCGAAGAGGGAATGACCATG